GGTGGTGGCGGAAGAAATGCTTCTACCTATGGCAATGGAGGCAATGGTGGATCTGGAGTTGTGATTATTTCAGTTGCAACTTCAAAATATACCGGCGTTCATACTGGATCGCCAACTGTCACAACATCAGGATCAAACACAATCATGACATTCACATCAAGTGGAACATACACGGCATAACAGGAGAAACACATGGCACATTTTGCAAAAGTAAACAACGGCATCGTCGAGCAAGTTATCGTTGCCGATCCAGAATTTTTTGACACATTTGTGGACTCAAGTCCTGGTCAATGGATTCAGACCTCATACAACACTCGCGGTGGTGTTCACTACGACCCAACTAATGGCGAGCCTTCTGCTGATCAAAGCAAAGCACTGCGCAAGAACTACGCAGGCATTGGCTACAGCTATGACGCACAGCGCAATGCATTTATCCCTCCAAAGCCATACGCAAGTTGGATTCTGAACGAAGACACATGCTTGTGGGACGCGCCGGTTGCAATGCCAACTGATGGCGGTCGCTACACCTGGAACGAAGCAACACAGGCCTGGGACGCTGTCCCTGACGAACAGCCATAAGATAAGGATGAAGCAATGGACCAGACGCTGTTCAACTGGGTAGTTGGTGTTTGCGGTTTTTTAGGAGGATGGGTACTAAAGGTGATTTGGGACGCAATCAAAGAACTGAAGACCGACATCCGTCAAATCGAGCGCGACCTGCCCGAGGTTTATGTCCGCAAGGATGATTTCAAAGAAGCCGTTCGCGAAATAAAACAAGACATGAAGGATGGCTTCAACAAGATCGACAGCACGCTTGGTTTGATCTTCAAAAAACTTGAGCACAAAGAAGATAAAGAATAAAAATGTATGGACCCAATCACAGCGTTCGCAACAGCACAGGCCGCTGTGGCTGGAGTCAAAGCCGCCGTCAGTTTATACAAAGATGCCAAGGCTGTAGGTAAGGATGTTGGGTCCATAGCCAACGAAATTACTCATGGGCTTGGCAAGTTTTTTGAAGCGCAAGAAGCTGTCTGTAAAGCAGGACAAGACATTGAAGGCAAGGTAATAAAGACGAAGTCTGTCGACATGCAGGCATTTGAGAATGTGATGCGCGTCAGACAGCTTCAAGAGTATGAGCGTGAACTGAAAGAACTTTTGATTTATCACACGCCAATGGCTGGAGTGTGGGAAGAGTTTCAAGCAGAGCGCCGCAGAATTCGCGAAGAGAAAGCAGAAGAGGAAAGAGTTGAACGAGCAAGAGTTGCACGGATTGCCAAAGCAAAAAAAATGTTTTGGGAAGATGTGAAGTTTTACGGAATCATTGGTGGCGTCATTGTGTTTTCGGTGAGCATACTTACATGGTTTTTTTCGTGGTTGATAGATAACAAGTGAGTGGCATATGTCAGAAGAAAAAAAACAAGACTCATATGTAGAGTCTGCAAAAGAGGTGGCTGGCAAAGCCATTGGTAAACATGGTCTGGTTTACATCACGATCATTGTTGCAATGGGTGTCGGTGCTTCTATTGTTTTGGAAGAGGGCAAGATGGCCGCAGTCATGGGATTGCTTGGCGCATCATTGACCGCTTTGATTTCGATGTTGAACGGTGTTGCAGGAGCAAACCCAAAACAAGACAAGCCTGAGTTTGAAGTAATGAAGCAATTGATTGAGCGGCTTGACCGCATGGCAGACCGCGACCCAATGTCCGTGTCTGTTGAGGGTGACAAAGTTTTTGTCCGCAAGGGCGATGAATCTTTTACTTCTAAGAGAGGTGACTAATGTTTCCATTGACCGCACTGTTTGATGTCGGCATGAAGGTGCTCGACAAATTTATTCCAGACCCTGAAGCCAAAGCAAAAGCACAGCAAGAACTCTTGAAGATGCAACAAGAGGGACGCCTGGCAGAACTCAATGCTGACAACATCGAGGCCCAGGAGTTGACCAAGCGCCAGCAGGCCGACATGGCCAGCGATTCTTGGCTGTCGAAAAACATTCGTCCTATGACGCTGATTTTTATCCTGGTGACATACACAACCTTCGCAATGATGTCCGCATATGGCATCGACACGAATCAAAAATATGTTGAGTTACTTGGTCAGTGGGGCATGCTGATCATGTCGTTTTACTTTGGTGGTCGCACGCTTGAAAAGATCATGGACATGCGTGGCAAACAATCTAGCAAGGAATAACCATGGCATTCAAACTTTCACAGCGAAGCATCGAGCGCCTGGATGGCGTCAAGGATGGACTGGTCGATGTGGTCACTCGCGCAATTGAAATCAGCACGGTCGACTTTGGTGTGACTGAAGGCCTGCGCACTGTCGAGACACAGCGCAAATATGTCGAGACTGGCAAAAGCCAAACCATGGACTCCAAGCATTTGACTGGTGACGCTGTGGACCTGGTGGCATACATCAATGGCCAAGTGTCATGGGAACTCAATCTATACGACAACATTGCCGACGCAATGAAGCAGGCCGCGATTGAAAAGAATGTGGCTGTGCGCTGGGGCGCGGCATGGAATATCCCAGACATTCGCTTATGGCGTGGCACGATGGAAGAGGCGATGAACCACTACATCGATGAGCGTCGCAAGCAAAATAAAAGGCCGTTCATTGACGGCCCACATTTCGAACTTGTGTAAAGATTGTCTCTACCCCGTCGGGCTTCAGCAGTTGCCATTCTCCTTCACGACGGTTAGCCCCAGGGTTTGCGCCCTGGGGTTTTTTTATCTAGGTGCGCATGTGACATCAATGACGATGTCGGCTGAGTACCCGTTGACTTTGCGTTTTCCATACATCATGACGGCGCGAAGCCCTGTTGATTCACATTCACGAACAGCGGTGATAACTTCGTTGCGGCTCATTGAGTGAATTTGTTTATCAAGAATCAACTCCTGCTCGACTGGTGTGGGTGGCATTGGCTTATTGCTTGAGCACCCACTGATCCAGCCAAGGGAGCAGACAATCAGGATTGTGATCATTCTGTTCCTCATGGCTTTCCTCATTTGTTGACGGTTGTGAATCGATTGCTTTTCTCGAAGGCCTCGACATCGTCGATGCGGTACCGCACCTCGCTGTTTCGACCCTCACCCAGTTTGATGTAGGCCGGTCCGACATTGGCCACCCGCCACTTGCGCAGGGTGTTGTCGGCCACCTTCCATCGTTCGCACAATTCCTTAGGCGTCAGTAGTTGGGACATTTGCCACCTCCGGTTGTGTGATCTCGCCGGTGTTGGCGTCAATGGCATCCATCGGTGTCTGGCCCATAGAGGCCTTCAGGCGGCTTAATGGCGCTTGCTGGGCCTCAGGTACCGGCGTGATGTTGATCGCCTCTTTGCGCTCGATCTGGACGAATCCTGAGGCCTCGTTGTCCGACTGCAATACCTGGTCGACATCGGCGCTGGACGGCAGGCGCTTGGCCATGCGACGGATGACGGTCTTCTTGGCCATCTCATCCCACCATTGGACCCATGGTCCTGACTGGCCTGCCCGGCTGGAGGCTCGTACTTTCTCAACATCGGACACACTCATGACCTCGCGGTAGATGGCTCCGTCCTTGGTCTTGGCCACGGCATACACAGCAATTGGATTGCCGCGATCCTCGCCCAGGAATGGCTTGTGAACGATGTTCTCGTTGTCGCCCAACTCGTATTCGAAGTGGTCTTTGTCGTATGCCACTTGTGCGCTGATGCTGGACAACTCGCCACTGTTGCGGATCTTCTTTAGGATGCCGCCGACCATTGGCATGTACTGGACCTTTGGACCTTCCTTGGTGCGGAAGATCACAGGCGCGGCTTCGCGGCCATCCAGTAGCAGGCCATCTTGTGCGGCCTTCATGCATGCGCCAAGCAGACTGCGGCGGTCAGCACCCAGCAATTCAGGGTTCATTTGCACAGCGGTCAGTGTGGTGCGGATGAACTTCTCGACCGGTATCTGCGGAGGCAGTGCGGCCTGGAACTCTGGTTGCATTTTGACGAGCGTGCCACGCATCGCTTCGATTGGTGTCAATTCTGTGCTCATGATTTATTTCTCCTTCTTTGGATAAAAACGGAAACTGCGGTAGCCTTCGGTTGCACCGATGACTGTGCCAACCATTTCGGGCGTGATAAGCGTCCCTGAACGGCCTTTGACTTGCCCCGTCGACAGCGAGCCAAACCTTGTGATGACCTTGCTGGCATGGCCAATTCGGTCGAGGATCTCAGCGCGGCGCTGTTCCTTGATCTTCTCAAGGTCGCTGGCTTCTTTGCGCACAAACTCAAACTGCTTGATCATGTCCTCAAGTTCCGCGTCGGCCTCGGCCACCAGGCCTTCGATCGAGTCGCGGCGCAACTGCTTGATGATGTACTCGGCGTCACGGGTGTAGTCCGCGCTGGGCGCTTGGTTCTGTAACACGCGATTCCAGAACTCTCCGCTCTTCTCGCGTATACTTTTGCCAATGTCCCGATCGCGATTTCGGAGGACTATCTTTTGCTCGTTGCCGCCAACCAGTGCCACGATCGCGCACCACTCGTACCCGGCAACTTCCATTTGATGCTGGACCTGCAACTCGATGTGCTCGGGTGCTTCGATATTCCCGGCACCGTCATCAATCCAGTTTTTCTGATACTGCACCCAGTCGACATTCTTGACCTCGAGGATGCCTGGTCCATTGGCGCTGGACTTGATCTCGAAGTCAAAACTTGACCCGATGCGTGCGGCCTGGTCGCGCATGTACACATTCAACTTTGCAATGTTCCAGCCCATGTCTTCGGCGGCACCCTGTGCAATAGCCGACTCCAAGCGGTTGCCCCACTTCATGCGTTCGTTCGGCTCCAACTTCACCACCACTGCGTCGCGTTTCTGGTGAAACAATTCGAACTCGGTGAGGTAAGGCGAGAGGCCGAAGAGCGCGGACACTTCGGTGCTGGTCACATCTTTGGCTCGCTCTGTGAGCCATTGATGCTGGTTTTCAATTTCGATGGTTTGGATAGTCATCAGTCGTTCTCCATGTATTCGAAGATCGCCTCCTGGATCAGGTCTTCTTCTTTTGCGGTAAGTTTCCGCTCGAGCCACTTTGCGCGGTAGCCTCTGCGGTCCAGGATCTCAAAGTCACCAGTGCCACCCTCGGATGGGTAGCAGTTTTCTGGTGGCCCTGAAACATATGCGGGGCTGTAGCCCTCGTAATCGGTCACACCGATGAGGCACGGGATGCCTGCAATGCGGTGCTCGATCTCGGCGATGTAGTGAGTGCGGCTCACAATTGCACCTTGAGTTCTTCGGCTTCATCACTGACGCAAAAGCATGTGATGGTGACCACTTGGCCAC